CTTCATCATTTCGCCGAGTTGGGCAGTAGTCACCTTCATAGCTCGAGCCATTATACCTACTGCACCTGGTAGGCGATCACCTAACTGGTGAGTGAGCTCTTCCGCTGAAATCTTGCCTTTGGACATCATTTGTTCCAAGGCTCTGAATATACCTGTTGACTGCTCCCCAGTCATGCCCAGCCTAGTAGCTGCTTGGCCTAGCACTGTAAATGTCCGCTCGACATCCTTCATAGCTAGCCCGGACCCATTTGCAGCAATGGTGAACCTAGCAAATGCAGGCGCCATATCTCCGACAGATTGCCCAGTCTGTCTAGCGATCTGGACAACATCCTCGAGCATTCTCTCAGCTTGTTTGGCGTTACCCGTTACTGCTTGAAACTGGGCAGTCCACTGCTGTAATTGGACACCAGCATCGAACATCCCCTTGCCTAGCAGAACTACCGAAGCAGCTGCTGCAGCTATACCTGCTGCGAAGGCAACAGCAGTACCTCCTGCAACAGTAAATAGTGATGCCATTGTTGAGATACGAGTGGCAATACCACCAAGAGGACCTTGTAGCAGGACCGATGAAGTCTGGAGCCCTCTCATAGTCTGTTGGAATGCAGAAGCCCCCTTCTCACCCCTAGTGAACTCTGCGAAGCTCCTAGTTGCGTTCTGTATAGAGGCTCTGAAACGTTCCATAGCACGCTGATACTCTAGCGTAGTACGTACTCCAGAGGTCATGTAGGAATTCAGTTCGCGGAGAGAGGCAGTTGCTTGATCAGCAAATCTGCCGCCGCCTTTTACCCTCTCCATTCCCTGCGCTAGCCGCAGTGTTTGGTTGTAGGCGTCTGTAGTGGCTTTTTCTTGTCGCCTAAGAGCACTAGCAATCTGGGCTGCGGATCTGGCAGTAGTGCTCTGCGCAGCGTCTACGGCAGCACCAAATCTGTGGAGGTCCCTTACCGAAGCCTGGAGACCCCTCGTGTCGGCGCCTAGTTCAAATCTGACGTCGCCCAGATTGATCACGGGAGATCTCCAGTCTAGCCCAGCTTAGCTAAGCTAATCACCTGTAGGGAATTTACCTGTGCGAGAACGGCTACCAGCACCCCCACCACGTTTTCTTCTTGCTCGTTCAAGCTCACGCTCTTCTCTCTTGTGCTTTACTTGGAAGTACGCTATCCACCAACCCAACTCATCCTGATCTACTTCTTGGAAGAATCGCCTCACGCTCATTCCGAGTTCATGGGCTATTACCATGATGTTCCAGCGACGCGGGTTGGCCTCTATTTTTTTGCCTTCTCCTCCACTCTAAGATTCATGGTCTCCCCGATTTGTCGTACAATGACCTGAAACTCCCCTGAGAGGGGCATCTTCACGAGCATATCATAGTCATTGTTGGTGAAGAGCTTCTGATCTGTGTTGGACATATAGGAATGGCGGATGAGGAGCGTGACCATGAAGTTCTGGTCCTCCTCATCCTGAGCCTTCTGCATCTCTTCGATCGTAGGCTGATGCCAGTCGAATTCGATGCCGTTCCACTCCATCTTAAGGATTTTGGCCTTGGCAACTGCCATATCGAAGAACTTAGCCCTCAGTTCTTCTAGTGTCATCGGGGGAAGTGCCCCGTTGCCTACGTGACTACCTACTTCTGGAGGGGAGATATCTGGAGGTACAACTCCAGCAGTACTTGCTTGCAAGTCAGTGGGGGTGTTAGCCAATTTCGCCTCCTGGCTAGCTACATATAGGGGTGTGCGATCAGACGGCTGTAGCGGCTCCGTTGATCTGGTAGTTTGCTGTAAACTCGTTCATGCTCTCCAAACCGCCTGAAAGGGAGATATCAGTGACGATCACAGGAGCTTTGAAGCCTGCAGTACCATCATGGAGGTACTTAGCATACAGAACTGAAGAGTCCTGCCACGAATTCAGAGACTTCACAACGGCTTGGCTGAGTGTCGAGGATGCAGAGTGATTCCACCCAAACGGAACACCCCAGGGTAGCCCGGAGGACTGTTCTGGAGGAACGTACAGCCTCAGAGTAAGGTTCTCTTCCTCGAGTGCGCCGAGATCACCTGACTGAGCTCGCCCGGAGTACTTGAAGATCCCTTTGGCAACTGAGAGGTTGCTATTGTCAGGGTTAATTTCGATGTAGATCGGAGTGCGTGCGATCAGAGCCGCTCTGAAGTTGTTGGCCGTAGCATAGATACCACCAATCTCCAGTGCAACGCTCTTTAGCCCTCCTCCTATATAGGTACGAAAGCCACCATTTGCCTTAGCAGCGACGATATCGGTGTTGTCGATGACTGCTTCAGTCTGAGTGAGGTTGAACGTCCTAGCACCTGCGATAGCAGTAGTCGGGACGTATGCACCTGTGATTGTGACAGCACCAGAGACTGTATATCCTGCTTTGAATGTCACCTGACCAAGGACATAGTCAACGTGATCTACTTGCGCATTCGTATTGACGGCAGCTACGAAGACATTGAGAGTAGTCAACGGGTCGATGAACTGCTTCGTTGTCGCGGTGACGGTATAAGTCTTGCCGGACACTAGTGACATCGGCTCGGCCGTCATCGCCAGAGGAGTACCACCCTTCATGAGCTTGACGATATAACCAGCGAACCCCTTGTAGAGTGCGTTGGCGGAGAGCGATGCAGTAATAAGACCAGACTCTGACGATTCGAATGGCTGACCGAAGATTGTATCGGTCAGTTCACCGGCCTCGTCCCTCAGCTCCCCAGTATTACCAGGGAGGGTGTGGTACGTAACGTCGTCTGAAGAGATTTGGATTCTTTTCGGCATGATAGCCTCCTCTATAGTGGGTCACGGTTAGTCGGTGTAGTTGCAGGTGATGGTTCAATGATCAAGGATAGATTGAGCACGAACTCAGGACGTTGAGCATCATCCCTTCCAAGGAAGGAAAAGTTGCCTACTCCTAGAATCTGCACAATACGATCTCCTGAACTGTTAGGTGCGTTATAACTCTCCTTACCAACTAGCCTATCTCTGAGTTCAACTACCTTCCTACCTGCGGCTTGATAGTCGTTCTGACCCCCACGAACTCTAACTTGGACCGAAGGATAATCAAGTAGCCATCTCGGGCTCGGAGCCAATCCAGCACTATCATAGAGGACGATACACCTGTCTGGGGATGGTGGTTGCTTGCCTATATAGACTGTCCAATCGAGAGTACCACCAAAGGAGAAACCCTGAGCAACGAGTGTATCCTTCATGTGTTCAGAGGGTAAGGTTGCTACCATGTCAGGCTCGCCTAGAAGCCCATCTGCTTATAGGAGGCTGTAATCCTACGTTGGATCAGTTCAGCATCTTCTCCTAGAGCTGCTTGGAGCCACTTAGCTCTTGTAGGCTCCTTGTGCTTCCATTCTACATTTTCGTGTACCCTCGCTGTATATTCAGGAACTCCTCCTTTGCCATAGCCTATTTCAACGGTAGGGACGCCACGGAACTGCGTGATATCCAGGTAACCGCTGGCTCTCAGTGCTCCTGTATCTACAGGACAATAATCCTTGGACTTCTCAAACGTGGGCAGAAGAGCCGCGTAGAGAGTGGCGGGAGTAGTCTCCTCCATAGTCTTTACTAAGGCTCGATAGTTCCTGATGATACCTTGCATATCTTTGGCAGCGTTAGCCTCCAGGTTGGAGCGATTACGCTTCCTACCAACTGATACGTTGAACCGGGTTGCCATCAGAGGTAATGCCTCCGTTCGTAGTTCAGCCCACGTAGATCTGGGATCTCATCTGCTCTCTGGATCCTTAAGGAGTCATCAAGCTGTGTAGGATCCGTCATAGCCAGTTGATTGCCTTTGGCAAGATACCCTCCGACCTCGAGGACCTCATACGCCCAGACAACTGAGTTACTGCGTTTCTCATCTCCTGCCATATCTGTGAATACTTCGATGCGATCTTCCCATCTACAAGTGATAAGCTTAGGTGGACCAAAGGTAGACTCACCCCAACCATCGATAGAAGGAGTCCCCCAATAGGTCGCTTGCTGTGTATATGCTTTCGCACCTATTGGCATGTATCGCCTACCTAGACCACCTAGACCACCTAGACCACCTAAACCACCTCGAAACGAGCCTTCATCGCTGAAGCACCCATTACTTCTAACACTCCTGATGTATCCAGCGAGATTGCTTGCTGGCCAAACAGTGTAGTACCTAGTCCCGTCTTGCCTGGAGGTACTTTGTAATAGTACTCCTCGGAACCACCCACTATTTGACCAGTAAGCCCTCCCCTCTCCAGTCCCACCAAGGCAAAGTGGGCTGCTAGGTTAATCTCTATCAACTCCAGCCGATCATCAGACAGAGGAGAATCCTCTAGATCTTCTGTGACGATGATCGCAGCATATGTACAGAACATCTGCAACGTAGTATCTGGAAGCGCTGCTTCCGGAGCTAGATTAGCAAATGCTCTGAGCTGTGCTGGAGTAATAGCCATCTAACAGCCCACCTCTTCGCAACTCACTCACTTGCTCTTGGCTGGTGTCTTCTGGGAGGAGGTGTCGACAGGAGCCACTGCTGGAGTTGCGGGGGAATGCGGAGGATGAACCACCGGATCCGATGTTGAGCCTACTGGAGCAGGAGTCACAGTCTCGATCGTCGGTTCTGCGGTTCCAACGCTAGGAGACGGATTCGGCTTCTCGATGGGCTTCTCTGCCTGTTTCAGGAGATCATCAAGATTGATCCCCTGGAGTGCGAGTTTCGTACGAGCTTCTTCCAAGGTCGCCTTTGCATCAGCAGCATCTTTCTCCAATGCTACTCTCTGCTTCGCACCTTCTTGGGACTCGAACTTGTCTCGGAGAGCTGCGAACTGATCCTTGCTCAGCAAGACACGATCATTGTCTTTCTCACCACCGACGTAGGCGACACGATTGCCATCTTCGTCAAGGCCGTGGTGGGTATGTCCAGGACGGAGGATGTACTCTTCCCGCTCCTCCTCTACGGGCTCATTGGCTGCTTTCTTTGCCATTTCTTCTTCCTTTTCCGCCCTGGCAGTAGCCCTGGCACTAGGTTTGTCTGGATGGGTATACGGAGTCTTGGCAGGAGCTGTGAGCTTTGCAAGAGTAAATCCCACCGCTGCAGCCCTCTGCTCGAGTACATCTATTGTAGGCTTCTCCGCCAAAGCCGCTTGCTGGACGGCTAAGGCTTCGTCGATGTCCGCTACAGTAGCGAACTTGTCCCTGAAAGCATTATACTCGGGAGTGCTCAGGTTAATCTCATTGTTATCAGGGTCATCCCCCCGATAGAGGTGAGTCTGTCCCTGTTCCTTTCCCCAGTGTTCCTGCCCTCGTTTGAGGATGTACTTTGGCATGACGCCCTCCCCGGATTACGTGTAGTGGATGATCCCGGACTGGGCGTCGATCGAGCTCTTCACGCGAGGAACCATGATCGCCATGACCTTGAAGTACTGGACCATGCCGCCCATTTCTTCCCACTGAACAACAGTCGGACCAAAGCCGTTGACGATATCCACCACGTCAGAGGTCATCTGGATGGCGAATACGGTATCAGCATTCGGGACGTAGTACGACTCTTTGACTCCAGCAACGCCAGGAATCTCCAGGATACGCTGCAGGATCGTCTTGTCGGACTCTGCCTTGTAGTCGGCGCCGAGGTTGGACATGGCCGCATAGTGCACGTAGAACATGAACGGCCCGTGCATCTCTTTGGCTTTGGCAGCCCCGATCATCGCGATCACGTCGCCAATAATCTGAGCGCCTGTTCCAGTAGCCCAAGAAGTAGCTGTAGATCCGGTTACACGATTCGGAGCCGTTGCATATCCGTAGATAGCATTATTGGTACCGAGTGAGGTATCCCCGAGGAAGAGCATAGCCTCAATGCGTTCGGAAACCTTCCGAGCACAGATCGCAGCCTGCGTAGTATCCAGAGGCATCCCATCATTGCGGGAAGCTTCCAGCTTGCGGATGTTGATCCAGAAGTCCTTGTGGATGATCGGAACGGGCATCGACACCAGATCGAAGCCGAGCGTATCGTTACGCCCTTCAGTGACACCTGCCATATTCAGTTCGGCAGGACCCATATCACCGATGCGTTCCCACTCAATCTTCGTCACGCCCATGGCATTGGGAAGATTGTAGGTCAGTCCACGGGACATAAGATCCCCAACACCGATGAGACGGTGGCGAGAGATCTCCAGGACCGTGCTGTCGAAGTTCGTCCAGGCTTCCTTACGCAGGAAATCCTGAGTACGTAGGCATTCGATATTGAAGCCGTTCTGCAACAACCTCATACCTGCCGTGCTGCTACGAAGCGCCGCGCCATTGCTGGCGAAGACCTGCGCAGGAGCATTTGCGTTAAAGACTGGTTCCATTTCCATACTCCTCGGACGGGCTAAGCCTAGCCTAGCGCAGGCCTGTTAAATTGCTTCGACGATAATACGAGCAGGAGCACCCCCACCCGAATTGTCGACGGCTTCTAGAGCGATCGCCTTCACGACGCCAGTGGTTGCCTTGCGGAGATAGCCGCCGTTATATTCCAAACGATCACCTTTGACGATCGCAGGGGCAGCGGCTGCTACCAGAGCGTACCATTCGCTGCCTGGGCGAACAGAACCGTAGTACAGCCTGTCGTTCGCTGCATACGGGGTATCCACTGTCGCACCATTCTTGAGCTCTTGCTCAAACGCGATGTTGAGGGTATTGTCAGCAGGAGCTGCACCAGCAGCTGGCCCTGCAGTGAAGGTGCCTGCAGCCCCGAGCACGACAGTCATGCCGGGAACGATTGCACCAGCGGCGATCCCCTCCTTGCGGATTGGACGGCCCTTCAGAAAGATCGTACGTTCAGCCATTTTGATCTCCTATTCTCTGAACGAAGCCACTTATACTCGCCGCACTGCCTAAGCAGTACCGTTTGCGTGGTTGTTGGGGTTCCAGTCAATCTTGGGAACAGGAACAGTCTCACCACGTCCCTCTGCATCGCCTCCTGCCTGGAAGCGAGGGTTCGCAGGCTGAGAAACGCCAGCATACGTACCAGGAAGAAGTGCGACCATATTCTCGAGGATCTCTACGGACTGGGTCTTCAGATAATCCTCGGCGAACTTGTTCTGCTTGGCATCCATCAGAGTCTTGATGAGGCCAGTCTTCTTCCTCTCTTGAGCTGCGAGAGCCTGTGTGACGTTCTCGCGCATCTCAGGAGGCAGCGTCGAAAGATACTGCTCCATTGTCTGAACCTTCGGAGCCTCAGGAGCAACAGGAGGAGCTGCTTGAGTCACCGGAGGCTTGGCTGCTTCAGTCGTAACGGCAGCGTCCTGAGCCTTCGTGCCAGCAGAGGCAGCCGCCTGTTGTTCATTTGCCATGTTAGTCTCCTGGGTTGTAGGCGTAGTTACAGTCGTAGTCTCCATTTCACTAGCGGTTGCCCCTTGCGGGACAATCTTTGTCTGGAGGAGCACTTCTTGTGGATCCCCGACAAACTCGACAGAGGAATCGTTCACGTTGATTCCAAGCTGATAGGTCTTAAAGGTGTAGTTCTCCATGTCGAGATCCTCGTAGATCGCGACGTCCTGGGTATAACCGAGCAGATAGACATAGCCACTATTGGGGCGAGCATTCAACGCACGGGAGATCATCGCGCGGATGTCTTTGTCCATCAAGGATGTATTGATTACCTGGCTGACTAGCATCTCGTTGAGCTCACGGCCTTCGCTATGAGCCTCAACTGCCTTATCAGCAGGAGTCTGGGTGAAAGGCTTTAGCAAGGAGTCCAACATCTTCTTGAGACCTCCCTGCGTCACAGGCTTATTGTCGTCTGCAGGATCTACGTGATCTTCTTGAGTATGCGCCCCACCACACGAGCACTGTGTCTGGGGTTGGGGTTGGGGAATCGTTTGCGTACCTGTCAGCTTGAGTTCTGGCATCTTGGGATCTCCTGATTGGTTGGCGAGGTTGACACGAGGCATACCACAGCCGTCGGAGACAGAACAGGCACCAATGAGCCCTTCTGTAAGGACTGCAAGGTGATCTGGTCGAACGTTACGCCAGACACCTCCGTACTCTTGTCCGTTGAACTGCCCCTTCACTTTCTCTACATCAGTAAAGAAGCCGACAGAAACCTCGACATCCTCTTCAGCTTGCACGCGATTGAACGTAGTGGAGAAGTCACCGCCAGCCTCAGTGACACGATCCTTATCGATCCACGCTTCCAGTTTCAGCTTGTCATCAATGACTTGGGGATTCATTGTGATCCCGAACTGATACTTGTTCAGGATATCAGGGGTGTTCGCGCTGACGAAGGTATCCCCTACCTTAGGATGGTTTAGTACTAGGGGGCGATTTGCCCACATGATGGGGTTATTACCGAATTCGCTGGCCAACCCTAGCTCAGGATCAGATTGGCCAGCACCGAATCGGACTCCTTGAACCATCGCTACACAAGGGACGACATGATAGTTCTTCCCGAGTAGAGTCTCCTCACGGGAATTGCCTTTGTCGAACTGTATCCTTAGAGAACGATGCGTGGGCACTATTTGTGGTCCCTGCTCATTTTCTATTATAAGACATACTAAAGGAAGAATCAACAGGAATTTTAGGCCAAGTGGGGACCTATCGCCAAGTTGAGGCTCCTTAAGCTGCATCCTTCCGCCGAACTGTGATACGGACGAAATTGTCCTGCACATCGCAGTTGCGGCGTACTACTGTATAGGTAGCTTCTCCCCAAGTGACATCGTCACCAGTGATCGGAGGGTTGTACATCAGGTACTCTCCGAGATCACCGCTCTTGCCCTCCTCAAAGAATACTACCTTCGATGCTCCATTACTCATGACATTTTCTCCGTTGACGTAGATAGCGATATAGCGGGTTTGGATGACACTAATGGGTAGGCTAATCATGGACGTTGATACGGACGAGTACAGGAATCCCTCCTACGTCGAAGTCCCATGCGATTTTGGCGACCGTGTACATCTTGCCATCCATCACTACTGTATGGCCAATGTCGGGATGAGAGTTGATGTTGATCGACTTCAGAAAGCCCTGATCTGTATAGAAATCTGTTGGGACGCTAGTTACTGTCTCGGCCATGGGGCTCTACTCCTGTCCTATTGGATTGGAATTGCTTCTGGGAAGATCTTCGTATCACTTCCTGGGAAGACTGGGCTGGGCTTGCTCCTATCTCGTGCATACTCAATAACCTTACCTAATATGTTGCAAAGTGCAACAGATTGATCGGCATTTGGCTCACTTGGCGTTTCAATCGAAATCACCCAGCGATCACGCCCACTATACGCAAATGGTCTACTGACACGGTAATCTTCTGTACTACCGCTTACACTGGCTATCCGCATAAAGCAATCGGTGGCGGGAATCGGGGCCTCCGAGTACGTCGAGAAGAAGATACTGGCGAACTTGTTGTCTGTTGCAAGACGATAGACCAGATAGCCTGGGATAGCAATAGCTACAAGCGCGAGGATCACACCTACGTTACTAAAGGACATCTCCTTTATATGACGAAGCCACTCAACCATCTATTTTGTAAAAATTCCCTTCAAGGCCAAGTGACACGGATCCCCAGCGCCCGGGAAACAGCTGTGGAACCTGATGGCAGCCCCATCACTGTGTGCTCGTGTGCGTAGGCAGGGGATCATATCCTGAGGATCCTCGACTGTGAGATCTGGATTCTCCTCGTTGAAGGAGGTGTCGGGTTTGTTCTAGGTACTAGCGGCTTTGGCGGGGTTGTTGCGCCTCCGTCAGAAGTTGGTAACGGCTTACCTCCAATGTCTTCCCCAGAATTGAAAGTAACCGGAGGCTTATCAAGACCAATGAACTTTCTTGCTTCGTCAATTGTGACAAGGTCTCCGAGATCGAGTGGTTCAACTGCAGGAGTACCAGGAGTGACTGCTCCCGTCTCAGGATCAGTGAAATCGGCAGTCCCTGGCTCACCTCTCTTGAGGTTCTCCATTGTCTCGATTGCCTTCGCAAAGTTGACTGCACTACGAGCGTGCTGTGCGGAAGTCTGCGCATTCTCCAACGGGGACATCTTAAACGCGGACGGCCAGTCAATTGTAACCTCCAAGCCAGATTCATTTGGCAGATAGCCAGCCATTACCAGTTTCTTGATGATTGGGAAGAGCACATGAGGGTTACCCCAAGAGGCACGGCGCTCATCTACACGATCTGCCCAGTTAGCACGATCCTGTTCTGACGCTAGCTGACCAGCTTCTGCGCCAACTAAGATCCTCTTGGGGATACCCGTTGCACCGCCGATGACGGCAATTAGCATATTAAATACACCAGTAGGGTCAGGAGTATCGCTACCAAGAGAAGTAACCTTACCCCCACGAGTACGTATGAACCTACGGAGCTGGTGTTGGTATTCTTCCACTTCCGCTGTAAGGTTGGCCTCATCTGTAGCATCCATTTCCATCTCTTTGTCGATGTCTATGTGAATGCCTCTATTGGCTGTTAGCCAGTAAGTTTCTGCCGAGCCCCCCGTCACCTTGAGGAGGTCATCTAGCGTATTGTATACCCTCTCTAACCTGGGGGACCCATATACCGTGTTCTCGAGGCAGTTCTCTGCAATGTGAACAATCCTTGACGCATGGACGTCAAATGAGGACTTATCATTGCCTCCGTGCTTACCAGTGTCTCCAAAGCCTACTACATACTCCTGCATAGGCTGAATCGTATAGACTTCGGGTTTATTGAAGTTCTCGTCCCTTGGATCTGTGTTGTACCGCTTGATCTTGACGGTGCGTTCCGAATACGGCTGTAGGTAGAGTATCTTCTCCGCTTTTTGCGTGATAGCTCTGGTGTTGACAGGTGTCTCTAAGTTCCCACTGTCATTGAACCCAAGCAGGAGACAGGAGAACCTCCCAATACCAGCGAGCTTGTCTACTTTCTCAATAGACGCCCACAAGTTGTACCTAGCGATCAGATCATCGAACAGGAAGTTCCAGGTCTCACTGGTAGATGTAATCAGAGGAGGATTCGTCCACAAAGCAGCTGCTGGAGCATCAACAACACGGCTGGCAACATCCTGACGGAGGTACTTGAAGTACTTCTGATCGTATGTAGGGTTGTATGTATAGCCAAATACGTCATAGAGATTCCGCTTACCTTGGAACATATTCTGCATGGCGAAGTTAAGTCGCCTGAACATCCCATAGCCGATCTCCAGAGCTCTCATCTTTGCACTAGGGCTCTGCGGTAACTGGGGTTGGCCGTTGTTACTGCTATTGCTCACTTGCGACCCCATACTACACCTACCTTCTTGGGAGGGATCAAGCCGTCCCGATTATCATTGGCGATCCCTATAGCATCTGACATCTTGAATACTTTGCCATTCGGGAGCCTAATGAACTCACTGTCTGGGTTGCCGTTGACATCCGGGGGATTGAGGCTATCAGCCATTTGGAGGATAATGTTTCGTGCATCCTCTTTACGATCACGGCCCCAGGATGCCCTGAGAAGCTTCTGACCGGTTAGCTTAGTATAGCCTGCGGACGCCGTATCTACCTGGTCATCGTGATCTGCTGTTGGGAACTCATCATATTCTAGCGCCCAGGCTTCATTCCACTTCGCACGCACAAGGAAGACCCTACGAGCCTCCACAGCGGCAAGGAACGGCTGGGCACGTATGAGCTTCTTATCATTTGCAGGTACTTCGCCGACTCTATAGCCTTTGAGCAAGTTGTTGGCGTAAGCGCTGATAAGTAGTTTTCCGCTTGAGCCCGGCTCACG